CAGTTGTAGCAACATCCACTAGCAATAGTTATTATGTTAAGGAAACCTTTAATTATATTAATTTTAGCGATATAATGAATATTATTAGTGATTACGCGTTTTCAACATCCACCGCACCTAACGCATTAGACCCAATTATCATTCATCTTCGTATTAAGAGTACAAATCAAGAAATGTATAAGAATTTTGCCAAGTTATTAGAAGGATATGATTCTTTACTAATGAGTAAAGATTACGATTCTGAATATTACGGTAAAAATTTTGGTAATGTTGAATTACAAAAATTAATGGGAAAAATTGTTATTATTGTCGACCGAAGTAATACCTCCTTTTTAGAATGCCCTGAATTTTATAAATTTATTAATATGACAAGTAATTCAGTATTTATGAGGGCGTTACATTATTACGATATTAAATATAGTCCAGATTTAAATGAACTTATTGAATTTAACAAGCAAAATATGACCATAGGGATGCCAGATAAAGGTTCTAATCCTGAAAATCCAAGTTCAGTAGTTATGAGAGAAACTGGGTGCCAACTTTTAGGAATGCGGTATCAATATATTGACGTAAATGTTGAAGAAAATGATATATTTTTTGATGAAAATGGATATGCCTTTGTGCTTAAACCAGAGCATTTGCGTTATATACCAGTTACCATACCGTTACCTCCTCCTCAAAATCCAGAATTATCATATGCGACACGCACAGTCCAATCGGAATTTTATAAGTTTGATATTTAGTCTACTTTTTGAGAAAGGTGTAAAAAAATGTAATAATAAATGTTTGAAATAAATATTATTCAAATACTTTTTTCACTTGTTCTACACAGAGGACAACATATTCCTAATTCTTTATGTTCATCTGTTGTCTTAATATTATTGTAACAATTATGACATACTGTATGAATACAATTTTTAAATTTTCTCTCTCTTTTTTTAAAGGTAGTTGGATTGATTGAATATAAATAATTATTGTAGCAAACAGGACAAGTTCTATCATTTGGGGGTCTGGCATAGAACTCATCATTTTCAATAAATAATCTAAAAAATGTTTCATCTTTATAATTTAACTTTTGAAAAATGTAATGCCAATGAATTTTAGTAAACTTTTTTTTTTCAATTTTAGTTTTAAAAATCATTTCTTCAAAAGAAATATGCTTACAAATTGATTGTTTATTTATTAAATGAAATAATTGTTTATTATCTAAATAAAGCGCATATCCCCTATCTAAGTCGTCTAATTCCTTATTGTGTTTTTTTACATCATCTTTTAGTTTTTTAATTTTTATTTCTTGTTCAGCAAGTTGTTCTTCTATCGAAAATAATGACATTGTTATACAAAAGGATTAGAGTTATGTTATATATATGTAATGATGATTGTATTATTAATTTCAATTTTTTTTATAAATTTATAATATAAATGACTAAAAATGATTTGTGTAAAGATTTAACATTTCAAGATTGTGAATTAGCCATTTTAAGAACCGCGGTTGATAAAGCGGAAGAACGTCAAGGTAGAAAAGTGGCTAATTCTCCAGAAATTAAACGCATAATAGGCATAGTAGAAACTTTTTTAAAAAAAAAAACATTTAATTGTATATGGGGGTACAGGGGTGAATGCTATCTTACCAAAACAAGACCAGTTTTATAATAAAGATTTAGAAATTCCTGATTATGATTTTTATAGCCCAAATGCGTTAACTGATGCCAAAGAACTCGTCGATATTTATATTGAAAATGGGTTTCAAGAAGTAGAAGCAAAATCTGGACAACATCACGGAACATATAAAGTCTATGTAAATTTCATTCCTGTAGCTGATATTAGTTATTTACCTAAGGAATTATTTAATGCCATAAAAAAAGAAGCTATTAGAGTGGGAGGAATAATGTATGCACCGCCAAATCTTCTTCGTATGGCAATGTTTTTAGAATTATCTCGTCCTGCTGGGGATGTTTCAAGATGGGAAAAGGTATTAAAACGATTGACGCTATTAAATAAACACTATCCATTGAAAGGAAAAGAATGTCATAAAATTGAATTTCAACGACAAATGGCACACAACGATTTATCAGATAAAATATATGAAAATATACAAAATACATTTATTGATCAAGGGGTTGTATTTTTTGGTGGATATGCATTATCTATGTATTCAAAATATATGCCAAAACATTTAAGACATAAATTAGAAAAAATACCAGATTTTGATGTTCTTTCTGAAGAGCCTATGTTAACGGCGCAAATTATAAAGGAGCGATTATCTGATATTGACGTTAAAAATGTAAAAATTATAAAACGTCCAGGAATTGGAGAAATTATTGCTCCTCATTATGAAATTAAAGTAGAAAATGATACGGTTGCGTTTATTTACGAACCTCTTGCGTGTCACAGTTATAATATAATCAAGGAAGGTGGTTATGATATTAAAGTGGCTACAATTGATACTATGCTTAGTTTTTGGTTAGCATTTTTATATGCGGATAGACCATATTATGATAAGGATAGAATATTATGTATGGCTAATTTTTTATTTGAAGTTCAAGAAAAAAATAGATTGGCGCAAAAGGGTTTATTGCGAAGATTTAGTATTAATTGTATGGGGCATCAAGAAACCGTGGAAGAAATGAGAGCTGAAAAGGCAGAAAAATATATAGAATTAAAAAATAAAAAAAAAGAAAAAGAATATGAAGAGTGGTTTTTACGTTATAGACCATTAGATGGAAAAGGTGAAGATAATGAAAGTAATAAAACTAACAAAACTAACAAAACTAACAAAACTAAAAGTATTAGAAAAAAGAAAAGAAAAACAAGAAAACGAAAGGGTTTGTTTTTTTAGGCGTGGGAAATATATTTTCGGTAAAATATAATATAAAAACAATTAATGATATTATATTTTAATACCCAATCCAATTTTTAAATAATGAAAAAAACTTTTTCTATCTTTTAATCGACAAATCTCTGTATCCATAATCACATCTAACCACGTCATATTTTTGGAATTTTTTAAATTATCGTGTATTTCTCCACCATAAGATATAAACCCAATAACTAACAAAAAAACAATAATATAATAAAGTATATTTTCAATCTTATTTATTATTTTAAAATCTGATTGAGTAACTCGAAATAGTCGTATTTCAAATGGCCAATTAAAAGTAATCCAATACATATTTGACTGGTATATATCTTGTTCAAGAGGGTCAGTGATTTCTTTACCTTGTTCTAAATAAAAATCTTTATTTAATTCAACAAAATAAATAATAAAAATAAATAATAATACCAATGCTGATATTCTCGTATCTAAACGCATAACAATTAAAAAACCTATAAAATAAAAAATAGAGTAAAATAATTTTTCAATTGGGGGAGTCAACTCTAGTGTTCCTGTGTTTGATACAAGAGTAACTAAGAAATAAAATAAAAAAAATGCAATTGATAATTGTAGCCATTTATTTTTTTGTATATAATTAATCTCAGAACACGTAAAAATACTGGTAGCAATAAAATTTCCCACTAATAACAAATAAAACATTGCAAATGAATTTATTAGGTCGGCTTGACCTTGTGAAATTGGTTTAATTGCATTATTTAACATATAATCTACTTATTATATAGTTATATTAAAATTTGCTAAATTGTTTAACTGATTTTGTTAATAAATAATATATAAACCCAAATAAAGCGCACGTAAATACTAATCCATTAAAATTATAATTTCCATCTGTATGGCAAAAAAACGGAAAATATTTAAATATATTTTTTTTAAAAAATGGCAATTGAAATAAAAAATATAATACACCTAATAATAACGGGGCTTGTAATTCATCATAAATTTCATCTAATGAATTTTGTCTTTTTTCTTTATTATAATAATTTTGAATATCGTCATCCGATTCATTAATATAATCAATCGTTTGTGGAGGTGGTACATAATTCGGTTGTATTTGTGCATCACTTGTTAGTTGTTCTGTGTGTAAAGGGATATCTCTACTAGGCAATGAGGTTACCCCTGCTAAACTGGCTTGTTGTAATCCATTTACTATCTGGCTTATTGTGCTCTGATCGAGAGATAACTGAGAATTATTCGGTTGTGATTGCGATTGCGATTGCGATTGCGATGGATGTATTGAAGAGTTGACTTCATTAATTAGCAATTTTACATCACCACCAATAGAACCACCAGCAACGGGATCTGTAGGCAAATCATTTATACTTGTTGTATTAATATCTGACATAATATATTATCTAAAGATACATCTAAAATTAATATTACGCAAATATTATATTTTTACAGTTTTATATTTACTATTACATTGTATTACACTTTTTTCCATTTTATAACATTTATCGTCAAATTTATATGTTTGATTATCTATTTCTTCCATTGGGGGAGAACTAACAAGTCTACAACGTTTTCCTTTACATGCTTCCCTAAAAAAGGTAGCTAAACCAATACCTAATAATATAGACATTAGTATTTTACCTGTATAACTATGAACAAATTTGTCTAAATACATTTATATTATGTGTTTAAAAAATAATATAAATATTGTTTTATTAACTTTGAATAGGAACCGTTTTAACTGAAAACGGATTTATCGGACATTTCGTCTCAATAGGTTTAAATTGAAAACATTGATTTGCATTGTCTTTATATTGAGTATTCATATAATTTTGCGGACTAGGATATATATATATTGTTTTTGTTTCGGGTCCTAAAACATATACAAAGAATAATCCTACAGCAAAACTTAATAAAAATATAGGAAGTGAAATATAATTTGTTAGCATTTATATAATAATAATATTATAATTATCTAAAAACTAATTATTTAAAAATGTCTACTATTATCTACTATTATCTAAAAACTAATTATCTACTATTATCTAAAAATATCCATTATTATAATTAATAATTTTACGCGTTAAAAGGTCTAATAATGTGCTGTTTAATAAATTATAATTTTTAACACCGTTCTTCTCGGTATATAATCTTAATAATTTTGTTTGATAATCTTTATCGTTTATTGAATTAAATAGTTTATTTACAACTACAGAATTAAAATCATATGTTCCG